CTGACGGTGCCGGATTGGGTGCCTGCGAAAGAGTGGGCGGACTGGAATTCGTACCGGGGGGCACGCAAGGGATGGACGGCACGGGCTAGGGAGCTGTCCTTGGCAACGCTGGATGCGCTCAGGGACGCCGGCCATGACCCGGTAGCGGTCATCAACCAAAGCATCGAACGCGGCTGGTCGGGCCTGTTCCCCATTGCCGGCACTCACGCCCGCTTACCGCCCCCTGCGCAGTCCAAGGCCGCCGCATGGGTGGCATCGCTGCGAGAACCCGACTCACACGCTTTCGACTTGGAGACGATTAATGCGCCAGCCAGTCCCCGACGCTTGGGTGCGTAAGTTGCACTTGCGTTTTACCGAACTCTACGGCGCGCAGAAAGTTGCGGCCATGTGGGGCGATGTGACGATTGAAGCGCTTATCCCGGCCTGGGCGCACGCGCTCGGCCAGTTCGACCGCTCGGTCATCGCCGCCGCCGTGGAGGCGCTGCCCGACCGCGACAGCGCATGGCCGCCGACGTTGCCTGAGTTCGTGGCGCTGTGCCGGGAGCAGATCAAGCGGCCGGAGCACATGCGTGCGCTGCCAGTGCCGCCACGCACGCAGGACGAGATCGCCGCAGGTGCGGAGCAGATGCGCAGAATCCGGGCAATGCTCGGTGGCGCGATTAAAAGGGTGCCGGCATGAGCAAAACGATGCAGATTCTCGCCTTCTTGGCCGAGCCGAGGACGCACCGCGACATCGCCGAGCGGTTTGGACACTTTGCGGCACTGCTGGATAACTTGGTCGCCTCGGGCGCGGCGCGGAAGTTCATAGGCGCGAATGAGCGGGCGGGTGACAAGTGGCAGCGGGTTGCGGTGCGCCACTACGTGGCGACCGGCCTTCCGTATGACACAAGCAAGTTGCCAAAGCGTGTCAGATCATGCTTAGAAAAAGAAAAGCACCGCGAATACATGCGCGAATACAATCGCAAAACACGCGAATTAAGAAATGACGCTGCCCCTTCCTCGCGGGATGCCGAGATGGAAACCCTGCGCGACGAGAACGAGCGGCTGCGGGTGACGATTGAAAACCAGCGGATCAGGCTAGCGCAGGCAGAGGCGCGCAGTGAGTGACGGACACCAAGCCCGAATGCACGCTCTGCAAGCACGCGCACACTTTGCGCCACGCCTTCCTAAGCCCCGCAGCGCCCACGGTGCTGGTGTGCCGGCATGCCAGTGCTATCCGGCTCAACGGCGGGCCGTGGGCGTGCAGCATCGCAAGGGATGTGTGCAGGGGGCGGCGCTATGACAAGCGATGAGCCAACCGCGCAGGTGCTGCTGATGCTTGAGGACGCTATCCGCCGAGTTCGCAGGGATGGCGCTCAGTCTGTCGAGATGGTGCTAGTGCTGGCCGACGACACTGCGTGCTATCGCTACTACCCGCCCGCGCTGCTGGCTGGGATGGTGTGCGAGGGGGGCGTGCAGTGAGTCCCACCGTACGCTCGCTCGCTCATCTGCGCGACCAGGGCTACCACGTAGAGATCGTGGAGCAGAACAAGCGGGCAGGCATCAAGGTGTGGAAGCAAGACTTGTGGGGCTGGGCGGACTTGCTGTGCGTGCGTAGGGGCGAGGTGCTGGCTGTGCAGGTGACCAGCCGCAGCAACGTGTCATCGCGCGTCAAGAAGATCACCGACTCGCCGCTGCTGCCGCTGGTGCGCGAGGCGGGCATCCGGGTGCTGGTGCATGGCTGGGATGCTGACGCATTGAAAGAGGTGGATCTGTCTTGAGAGACATCAACGTAGCGGACACGGCCCGCGCGGTCGCTGAAGCCTGCCGCAAGGGTCCGGTGACGCTGTACTGGTCGCCCAAGAAGGCAAAGCTCTGCCTCGCCGCTGATACCGCGATAGACGCTAAATACAGCGCGCACATCTTGGGCGTGTATCAGCAAGGCGTGCCGGAGTCGTGGGTTGCGGAAGATGTGTCGGATTGGGTGGCGATGCGGACATTGCAGAAAGCGAGGGCGGCATGAGCGATCCGGGCCAGGACTTTCGGGACGTCATGAGCAACTGGCGCGACTGGAATCGCCGCTCGGATAGCAAGCTAGGCTACCCGCCGCGCTCACTAATGCTTACGGGCGACGGGGTGGTGTCGGGCGAGTCGTATAGCGACATCCCGCAGAGCGAGGCTTACGCCGGCCTGGACGCGGAAGAAGCGGAAAAGGTGCAGGTATGCGTGGACGACTTGCCGCGCATTGAATGCTCGGCTGTCTACAACCACTGGCTGTCGACTAGCCGATCAATCGGGGGCGCATCGCCGGAATTAGCCTATGCGAGCGCCGTTACGCTGCTTAGGATTGCGTTCAACAGGCGTGGCGTGCTGCGCACTTAGGCTAAGGGGCAAAACGGGCGCACATCCCCCTTGCGAGTTACTTAACCGTGCTGTAGCCTTGTTTCCGGGGGGAAGTTGCCCCTAGAGTTTCGCGCCGCTTTGGGTTGGGACTACTTGGCCGGCGGCGATTAAAGGTTTCGCGTCTCCTCCTCCGAGTCCCATCGGGATTCTTAGCCGCTCCGTTCTGGAGCGGTTTTCTTTTGTGCTGAACAATCCGCAAGGAACTCAGCGAGATAGGTTGAATCTATGCCCGCGCCCATTGGCAACCAAAACGCCGCAAAGGCAAAGGTCTGGTCCGCAGCTATCGCCCGCGCGCTTGAGAAGCGCAGCAAGTTGGAGCAAAAAGACGCGCTGGACGATCTGGCTGAGAAGCTGCTCGGTCTGTGCGACCAAGGCGATCTCGGCGCGCTCAAGGAGTTGGGCGACCGTCTGGAAGGCAAAGCCGCACAGGCTATCGGCCTCGGCCAAGATCCCAACGCCGGCCCGGTGCGTACCTTCCACGAACTCGTATTGGTAGATGGCCGCGCAGACCCTGCGGCATAAGTTCCCTCGCAAGCTCGGCTGGCTAATCTCCGAGCAGCATCGGTACCGCGTCTTATACGGTGGGCGAGGGGGCGCGAAGTCTTGGGGCATTGCCCGCGCGTTGCTGTTGCTAGGCGTCACCAAGTCGCTGCGCATCCTGTGCGCTCGGGAGTTGCAGAACTCCATCCAAGACTCGGTGCACCGCCTGCTGGCCGACCAGATCGCCGCGATGGGGCTGGCCGACGAGTACGAGATCCAGCGCAGCACGATCATCGGCAGGAACGGCACTACGTTCGGCTTTGAGGGCTTGCGCCACAACATCACCTCGATCAAGTCCTACGAAGGCGCGGACATCTGCTGGGTCGAGGAAGCGCAGACGGTAAGTAAAGCGTCCTGGGATGTGCTGATCCCGACGATCAGGAAGCCCGGCAGCGAGATATGGGTCAGCTTCAACCCGGAACTGGACACCGACGAGACGTACAAGCGGTTCGTGCTGAACCCGCCCGCCACCGCGAAGGTGGTGAAGATCGGCTGGCAGGACAACCCGTGGTTCCCCGATGTGCTTGACGCCGAGCGCAAGGATCTAGAGCAGCGCGACCCAGACGCCTATCTGACGGTGTGGGAAGGCCACTGCCGGCAGACGCTGGACGGTGCCGTCTACGCGGCTGAGATCCGCAAGGCGACGGAGGAGCAGCGCATTACGCGCGTGCCGTACGACGCGACTAAGCCGGTTCACACGTTCTGGGATATCGGCTGGTCGGACAGCACGTCTATTTGGTTTGCGCAGCAGATTGCCTATGAGTACCGGCTGATCGACTTCCACCAGGACCAGCAGAAGACGATCCCGCACTACCTGCAAGTTTTGCAGAACCGGGGCTACGTCTACGGTACGGATTACCTGCCGCACGACGCGCAGGCTAAGACGATCATCAGCGGCGGTAGGTCGATGCAGCAGATGCTGCAAGAGGCGGGCCGCAGGGTGGACATCGTGCCGAATACGGGCGTGGCCGAGGGCATCAACGCGGCGCGGACGTTGTTCTCGCAGTGCGTGTTCGATGAGATCAAGTGCGCCGACGGGCTAAACGCCTTGCGCCGCTATCGGTACGACGTAGACGCGGAAACCGGGCAGTGGAGCAAGAAGCCGCTGCACGACGCTAATTCCCACGCGGCTGACGCATTCCGCTACTTCGCGCTGTCTATCCGGCAAACGGATAAGAAGCGCCGCTCCGCCGATGCGGAAATGAACTGGATGGGCTAACAATGTCGGACAAGGACACCATCGCTGACGCGCTTGAGCAATTCAAGGCGAGCCACGATGCCGAGTCCGAGAACCGCGCTGATTTCTTGGATGACCTGCGCTTCGCCAGAATGGGCGAGCAGTGGGATGACAAGGTTCGCAAGTCGCGCGAGAGTGAAGGCCGTCCGTGCCTGACGATCAATCGCTTGCCCGCGTTTGCTAGGCAAGTCGTCAACGACGCAAGGCAGAACAAACCTGCAATCAAGGTTAGGCCCGCAGACAGCAATGCGGACCCGAAAACGGCCGAGATTTACAACGGCTTGATCCGCAACATCGAGCAGAGCAGCCACGCCGATGTGGCGTATGACACCGCACTCGAAAGCGCCGTCTACGGGGGCTTTGGCTACTTCAGGATCAAGACGGACTACGCGTTTGACGACACGTTCGATCTAGACATCTGCATCGAGCGCGTTGCTAACCCGCTGACGGTGTACGGCGATCCCGCATCGCAGGCCGCAGACGCCTCCGACTGGCGGTACGGGTTTGTGACCGAGATGATCCCGGTTGCGGACTTCAAGACCCGCTACAAGGGCGCTAAGGCGTTCGACTGGTCCGCCGACGGCAGCGAGAACGAGTCGCTGTGGCGCGAGGAAGATGCGGTGCGCGTGGCAGAGTATTGGTCGCGCAGCGAGTACATGAAGAAGATCGTGCAATTGTCGTCCGGCGCGGTGCTGGATGCCAAGCAGTACGAGTCCAATCGCGCCCTATTCGATGTGCAAGGCATCGAGGTGGTGGGCGACCGTGAGACGCGCTGCTACAAGGTCAAGCAGACAATCATGACCGGCGCGGAAGTGCTGGAAGAAACCGAGTGGGCGGGTAAGTACATCCCCATCATCCCGGTGTACGGCGATGAGATCAACGTCGAGGGTAAGCGGTACTTCCGCAGCCTGATACGCGATGTGCGGGACGCGCAAAGGATGTACAACTTCTGGCGCACCAGCACCGCCGAGCTAGTGGCGTTGGCCCCTAAAGCCCCTTGGATCGGTCCTAAGGGCGCGTTCGATAGCGACATGGGGCGCTGGCAGACGGCTAACGCCAAAAGCCATCCGTTCTTGGAGTACGACGGCCCGGTGCCGCCGCAGCGCCAGCCCTTTGCAGGCGTGCCCGCTGGTGCGCTGCAAGAGGCGCTCAACTCCAGCGACGACATGAAGGCGATCTTGGGCATCTATGACGCCTCGCTGGGCGCTCGCAGCAACGAGACATCCGGCCGCGCGATCATGGCTAGGCAGAGGGAGGGCGACGTTAGCACCTTCCACTTCATCGACAACCTGTCCCGCGCTATCAAGTATGCAGGCCGCGTGCTGATCGACTTGATCCCCGCCGTCTACGACAAGCCGCGCATGGTGCGGGTGCTGGGCGAGGACGGTGCGCCGAAGGTGGTGGGCGTCAACCAAGCCCAGCCCGACGAGTTCGGGCAAGTGTACGAACTGGCACGCGGCAAGTACGACCTCGTTGTCGAGTCCGGGCCGTCGTTCTCGACTAAGCGCGAGGAGATGAGCCAGTTCTTGATGGAGTTCATGCGCAGCAGCCCGCAAGCGGGGCCGCTCATCATGGACATGGTTGCCAAAAGCATGGACTTCCCCGAGTCCGACAAGATCGCCCGCCGGTTCCAAGCGATGCTGCCCCCGCAGATCCAGCAGATGGAGCAGGAGGGCAAGGAAGGTGCGGACCCGCAGGTGCTGATGCAGCAACTGGCGCAGGCGCAGCAGCAGATTCAGCAGATGGGCGAGGCGCTCAAGCAGGCCGATGTCCAGAAAGGGCAGATCGAACAGGCGAAGCTCCAGCAGGCGGGGCAACTGAGCCAGGCGGCCGCGCAGCAAGAGGCGCAACTGAAAGCCGCAGACCTCCAGTTTCAGCGCGAACTTGAGCAAGCGCGCCTGGCGCAGCAGCGCGAGATCGAATCTGCCAAGCAGGCGCTAGAGCGCTACAAGGCTGATCTAGACGCGCAGGTAAAGATGGCGCTCGCCCGAGAAAACCAGCAGGCGACGATGGATCAAGCGTCTGAGGCTGCGCGTCCTGCGATGGAGCAGAACGCGATGCTGGGCGAGATGCAGGCGGCGCTTTTGCAGATGCAGCAGTCGCAGGCGGTGCTGATGCAGACGATGAGCGCGCCTAGACAAGTGGTACGCGACCCGGCGACCGGGAAGGTCATGGGCGTACAGGTGGGCGACACGCTGCGCCCGGTCATGCGTGATGAGTCCGGTCGCGTGACCGGCATCCAGTAAGCAAGGGAACCAAATGTCCAAAAGCAATACTTGGGAAAACGATCTTCTTCTGCTCGTGTTCAACAACACGAACGCATCGCTGATCGGTGACGCGACCGGCCTGCGCGGTTCGACTACCGCCGGCTCGTTGTACCTGTCGCTGCACACCGCCGACCCCGGCGAAGCCGGCAACCAATCGACCAACGAGATCGCATACACCTCGTATGCGCGCAAGGCGGTGGCACGCTCGGGGGCCGGCTTCACGGTGACGGGCGGATCGGTGGTGCTCGCGGCCAATCAGGACTTCGTCACTGGCACTGGCGGATCGGGTACAGCGACGCACTTTGGTATCGGCACCGACGCTTCGGGCACCGGCAAGCTGCTGTACAAGGGCGAGATTGATCCGGACATCGTCTGCGGGAACGGCGTGACGCCGCGTTTGACGACGGGCACGACGGTCACGGAAGACTGACGCGATGGCTACCTACGCTGAGTTGCTCACCGCGTTCGAGGATGCGGGCCTGCGGAACAAGATCCGCGTGGCGGTCGTCGTCGCAGCCGAGATCGTGCGGAACGAACCGTCGAACGGGTCGAACAGCGCGAACAGGCGCAAGTGGGCGCGCGAGGTGTTCATGAACCCGACCGCGTCCATCGACTCGCTGGTGTGGGCCGTGCTCGCAGCCAACCGCACCGCGCCGCTGGCGACGATCCTGTCCGCATCGGATGCGACGGTGCAGACTGCTGTGACGGCTGCAATCGACGTTTTCGCGCAGGGGTAAACGGTGGCGATCATCTCGCTCGACACCTACCCGTCGTGGTCGGCGCTCACGATCACGCTGGCATCGCTTGCGACCAGTTCCACGCTGGTGGCGGGTCGCGCTTCGACCGCGGTGTCGAACACCACGGACAAGTTCCTCGATGTGATGGTCGCGGGCAAGATCCGCGCGGGCACCTCGCCGACTGGCGGTGTGATTGAGGTGTGGGCCTACGCGAGCTTCGACGGCACGCCGACCTACCCCGATAGCATCACCGGCACCGACGCCGACAAGACGATGACCTCGGCCAACGTCAAGTCGAGCGCACTGCGGTTCCTCTGGGCAACCTCGGTCGACACGACTAGCGACCGAGACTACTTCATGCCGCCGACCTCGCTCGCGCAGGCGTTCGGCCAGATGCCGTCCAACTGGGGTCTGTTCGTCACGCACTCGACGGGCGTGACGCTCAACACGACGGGCGGCAACCATGTGCTGTCGTATCGCGGCGTGAAGTTCGCGTCGGCCTAAGTCGTGGGCCTGTATCTCCCGCAACGTTGGAAGCGGCAGCCGCAGGGTCCGGTTGGACTCAACCGCGCCCACGCGCTCGCAGCAGGCGTTACCGACATATGGCTCGGGTCGCAACCGCAAAGCACGCTGCTGCGAAATTTTTCGTGCTCGGCAAACGGTGTTATCACTACCGGCTATTACGCCAGCGACGAAACAGGTCGTGCGCTTTTGGGGGACGGCGGGTATGACCCTAGAACGATTGTCGGGGACTCTCTGGCGCTGTTTCCAGACCCGGCGCGTTGCACGGTGGCTGTGGTGCGCCGCCACCTTGACTCAGTAACCCGAGCTACATCGGTGTTTGGGTCCAATAATAGCGCTCAAATAACTTTGCACGGGCCGTGGAACGACGGAGTTCTTTATTGGGATTATGGCGGCACTGGTGGCTCAAACCGCATTTCTTCGGCCTTCACCAAGAGTTTGAAACTGGAAGTCATGGTGCTCGTCGCCAGTCCGACGCGCGGGCGAGAGGTTTGGCGGAATGGGAAGCTGTTTACTTCAAATTCGGGAATAGCCGGTACCTCGAACCACATCTCCGGTCCGTTCTATATCGCGGGCATGTTCGGCGTTTCCTCCGATGTTGAGCACATCTATGAATTAGTCATATCTCGGCACGAGTGGTCAGAGGCAGCGATTCGAGCGTTTAGCGAAAACCCGTGGCAACTCCTCGCCCCCCAGCGCGCCACCTTCTTCTCGCTGCCCGCCGCATCCGGCCCGGTCCTAAGCCTGCCGACCGTGATCGACATCACCAGCACCAGCGTGCGCCCGCGCGTGACCATCACCATCTGAGGACCGCATGATTCTGCTTACCTCCACCTCCGACAAGCTGCGGCTGGTCACCTCGACTGCTGGCGATGTGCGCGTGCAGGCAAGCTATGTCGACCTGTCGGGTACGACCGTCACACCGGGCAGGCTCAACAGCGCGATCTCGACCGCGACCACGACCGACATCGTGGCGTCGCCCGCCGCAAGCACCCAACGCAACGTCAAGGGCGTGTCGATCTTCAACGATTCGACGACCGCGTCGAATCAGGTCACGGTCATCCACACCGACGGCACAACCGCTGTCGATCTGATCCAACTCACGCTGCCGCCGCTGTCGGGGGTGTACTACACCGACGAACAGGGCTGGTCTACATACGGCGATACGCGGCCGACAAACGTCCAGACGTTTTCCGCGAGCGGGACTTGGGCCAAGCCGACGAATTTCAATTCTCGCGCCGTAATGGTCCGCGTTTGGGGTGCAGGCGGCGGTGGTGGTGGTGGGTCATCCCTTGCCACTGCAACGGTCACCAAGGGTGGTGGCGGTGGCGGTGGTGGTTGCTTGGTCGAGCGGATTTTTCTCGCATCGGACCTTGCCGATGACGTATCGGTAACCATCGGCGCGGGCGGCTCGGCAGGTACAGGCGCGACGGCAGGCGGCTCCGGTGGTGACGGCGGCGTCGGTGGAAATACTACGTTCGGCTCACTGCTGACCGGCTATGGGGGCGGCGGCGGAAGGGGCGGGCAAAACTCCGCGCTCGCGACTGGCGGGGGAGGCGGCGGCGGCGGTCATTCCGCAGGAGTGTCGGCGAGCGCCGCAGTTGGCGGTTCAGGTGGTCAGCCCGCAACGGGCGGGCCGGGGTTCGACGTCCAGGGCGTTAACGGCGTTGCAGGCGCAGGTGCCAGCTATTTCGGGCATTACGGCGGCGGCGGCGGTGGCGGGTCTACTAATGCTGCCGTTGCCAACGCTGGCGGCGGGTCGCTATATGGCGGCGCCGGCGGGGGGTCGGGCGGCGGCACGAGTGCTGTTCCGGCAGTGACTAACCCAACTGCGGGCGGCGGGGCGGCATCGGCTGTTGGAACCGGCCCTGCGTCTGGCATTTCTGGCCCAACACCTACACCCGGCGATGCGGGTGCGCCGAGTAACGGGCAGGTCGGCGGCACGGGCGGTGGCGGTGGCGGCTCAACCGTTGCGGCTTCTACCAATGGTGCAGCGGGCGGTGCGGGCGGGCTTGGTGGTGGTGGTGGCGGCGGCGGCGGCCGCGGCAGCAATCCGGGCCTTGGTGGTGCTGGTGGCATTGGCGGCGCTGGCTACTGCGTTGTGATTTCGTGGTGACGCAATGCTCCTGCTGACATCAACATCGGACAAGATCCAAGTCATCACGAGTGCGGCCACGGCCGTCGGCGTCCACGCATCGTGGGTCGATCTCAACGGTTTGACGGTGACGCCCAGCCGCTCAAACGCCAGCATCGCGGCGGCTGCAACGACCGATGTCGTGGCATCGCCTGCCGCCTCGACGCAGCGCAACGTCAAATTCCTCTCGGTCTACAACGACGCGACAAGCGGCTCGCAGACGATCACGATTCGGCACACGGACGGCACGACTGCCGTCGATTTGTGGCAGGGCACCGTGCCTGCTCAGACCGGCGTGATTTTCGATGAGGCCAGCGGGTGGCAAGCGACCTCTCCTTATCCGACTGCGGATGTGCAGACTTTTGATTTCCCGGGCGGGACTTGGACTAAGCCAACCGGCCAGCGTACCGGTCTGACCCTGATTCGGCTTTGGGGTTCAGGCGGTGGCGGTGGGGGTGGTGCTTCGCTCGCAACTGCCGCTATCGCAAAAGGCGGGTCGGGCGGGGGCGGTGGGGGCTGCATCAGTCAAATATTCTTGACCGACGAACTGCCTGACACACTGCAAGTGCAAATCGGCTTAGGCGGGCCGGGCGGCGCGGGCGGCCTAGCGGGCGCAGCGGGAACAGGTGGGAGTAGCGGCATATCGTCGTTCGTGCGCTCACCAACGACGGTTTTTCTGACTGTCCTAGGCGGCACGGCTGGATCGGGCGGCAACATCAGCGTGACCAACCAACCGGGCGGCACCGGCTCGGGCACTCATGGTGGTACGGGGGCTATAACCACCCCGGCAGCAGCGGGACAACCCGTTTCAGGTAGCAGCTCATCGGTTTTTGGACCAGCGTGGGAGGGCGGTTCTGGCGGTGGCGGATCGAACAACAACGCGACCGTGCCTCTTGTCACTGCGGCTGGAAATTCCCGGTGGGGCGGCGGCGGTGGCGGCTCTGGCGGGTGTCACAGTAACGTCCCGGCGAACGTGGACGCTACAGCAGGAGGCGGCACGGGCAACAGCGTTGGCGCGACTGCTGGCGGGCTTGGTGGCGCGGCAGGCACGAGCGGCGCATCGCCCACGGCAGGCGCGAATGGCGCTGACACGGACGGCATCGTAGGCGGCAAGGGTGGTGGCGGTGGAGGCACAACCGTTACGGCGTCAACTGCTGGTGCGGCCGGCGGCAACGGTGGCAAGGGCGGCGGCGGCGGCGGTGGAGGCGGGTGCGGCATGAATCCCGGCGTCGGCGGCAATGGCGGCAATGGCGGCAATGGATACGGGGTGATCGTGTCATGGTGATCCAGCGCTACGCATTGGTGCGCTCGACCGATGGCGCAGTGGTCAATGTGTGCGTCTGGGATGGCGTGACGCCGTGGGACACCACGCTGCCAAACACAAACGCGGTCGAGTGCCTGGACGGGGTCAGTCCCGGTTGGTCCTACGACGGCGGCGAGTGGATTCCGCCGACGCCGCCTGAAGACCCGCCGCCCGAGGAATAGCGATGGCGCGTAACGGGGCGTTCGATCCTCATCTGCAACCCGTCGCGTGGTGGGATGAGCAGGCCGCACCTGAGGGTTGGTTCAGCGACGAACTGATCGGGGCTGCAAGCGCGCAGATCTACGCGGTCATCTACGCTGCGGCACTCGGCGAGCCGTCGGCCGCGCAGATCAAGCTCGGGCAGGACGTCAGCAGCGCGGCGGCAACGTGGGCAGGGTCACAGGCTGCGCCTAGCGTCACGACGACGGTCGATTGGGTTTCGCTCGCCACGGGGCTGACGGCGGGCACCGACTACAAGATCAGCTTCTGGACGGACGGCGCTAGCGACGACAACGTCGTCACCAGCACGTTCTCGACCGCTGCCGGTGGCTCGGTTGGAACTGCTGCGGGCGCTGCGACAGTTTCCGGCGTCGGCTTGGCTTTGTCGGCTGCGAGCGGCACTGCCGCAGGCGCGGCGACGGCGAGCGCTGTGGGGGCAGCTGTACTTGCCGGGTCGGTTGGGACCGCCGAGGGGGTAGCAACGGCGGCTGCGGTAGGCGCAGCGATCTACTCCGGTGCCGGAGAATCATCCAACGGGGTGGCGACAGCAGCGGGTGTCGGAGCCTCCACGGCAGCCGCTGCGGGCACGGCGGCGGGCGCTGCGACAGCCGCAGCCGTTGGCACCACGGTCGGCGGCACCAGCGCGGCGGGGACTTCGGACGGCGTTGCTACCGCAGCGGCTGTCGGCGCCGCTACGGCCGCCGCTACAGGGTCGGCGGATGGAGTAGCAACGGCGACCGCCACAGGGGCCGCTGTAGCCCCGTCTAGCGGGTCCGCTACGGGGGTCGCGACTGCGGTTGGAGTCGGTGAAGCCGTTTTCAGCGGGGTGGGCGGCGCGGCTGGCGGGGA